ATGAGCGATGTAGATATAGTTATTACTAACCATGACGCTGTTAAATGGGTAGAAAAACATAAAACATTGCTTAGACCATTTGCAACTATATGCATAGATGAATTTACAGCTTTCAAAAATAAAGACAGTCAACGCAGTAAAGCATTACTAAAAATAGCAGATTGCTTTGATTATCGTATCGCAATGTCAGGTACACCTAACAGCAATACAATCCTTGACATATGGCATCCAACACTAATCGTGGACGACGGAGAACGGCTCGGTAAACGTTTTTATGGATTCAGATCAAGTGTATGTACACCACGATTTAATGGTTTTGCTAACGAATGGGTAGATAAAGCAGAAGCTCAGGAAATAGTTGCAGCTGCTTTAATGGATATAAATATAAGATACGAGTTAAAAGATTGTATTGACATGCCAGAACAATCTGTACGGCAAATGCTAGTTACGCTTCCAAAATCTATACAAAATCAATATAACGATCTTGCAAATGACTCTGTTTTATATACAGGCAAAGCTACTATAAATGCAGTACATGCCGGTGCCAGGGTAAAGAAGCTTCTTCAATTATGTACAGGTGCAGTATATGATGAAGATGGTGTACCTCAAGGCATTCATCAAGAACGTTATGACCTTGTAATGCAACTGGTTATGCAACGAAAACATTCTCTAGTTGCTTTTAACTGGAAACATGAACGAGACGCTTTAGTAGAATTATCAGAACAAAATAACATTAAGTATGGTGTTATAGATGGTTCTACTCCTGCACCAAAACGTAAAGAAATTGTAGATCGTCTACAAGCTGGTCAGCTGCAAGTAGTTTTTGCACATCCACAATCTGCAGGACATGGATTAACGATGACAACAGCTACAACTATTATATGGGCTTCTCCTACTTATAATGCCGAACATTATCAGCAATTTAACCGTAGGATTTATAGAGCAGGACAAACCCAGAAAACAGAAATTATTCAAATTGCAGCTAAATATACATGGGAAGTTGATGTATATGAAAAACTGGAAACAAAACTAGGAAGAATGGAAGAACTCCTTACCATATTAAATGAATTGCATGAAGCGAGGACAAATAATGGATAAAGAAACAATAGACCATCTTATCAAAGAAAAAGTTGATATAAAAAGTAAGATGGGTAAATGTAATGAGTATTTAAAAGAACTAAGAGAAGCCGAACGATCTATAGATAATAGGCTACTCCAAAAGATGGATTCCGAAGGACAACTCCGAGCAGCAAATGATGTCGCTTCCGTATCCATACGAGAAGACTTAGTACCAGAAACTGAAGATTGGGATGAAGTTTACGCCCATATTGCAGCAACTGGTAACTGGTCTTTACTTCATAGGCGTATATCTTCAGCTGCATTCAAAGAAATTATTGAATCAGGAGAAGAAGTCCCGGGTTTAAAACCTAGGATGTTACGTAAAATCAACTTTAGATCAAACTAGGAAACGATGAACTATGAGTAACACTGCGTTAGCAACAAAAGGTGATGAAGTACCTGCCCATATACTCAAATCTGAAGCTTACACTTCTGGTGTAGGACGAGGAAACGAGGAAGTAGGACAAAACCTCACCATCCCACGTGTGAAACAACTTCAAAAGATGTCAAACGAAGTTGATAAGCACCACAACGACTATGTAGAAGGAGCCGAACCAGGCGACTTCTTTAATAGTCTTACAGGTGAAAATTACGGTTCTGAACTATACGTAATCAGTTTGAAGTTTAAAACTGAACATGTCGTATGGCGAGATCGTACTGTAGGTGGCGGATATGGTGGTGCTTTTCAAAGTGCCGAAGCTGCTAATAAATTTATAGCAGAACAAGAGAAGTCAGAAGAATGGGCCTGCGAAGAAACACATAGCCATGTGCTTCTTATAAAAGACCCAGAAACTGGTGATCTTACCAGAACGCCCGTAATAATGGATTTTTCAAGATCCAAATTACGTGTATCAAAAGCCTGGAATTCCCAAATTGGGATGAAAGGTGGAGATCGTTTTGCAGGATTATGGAAACTTTATCCAGTTTCTACTGCAAATAGAGCCGGTGAGCAATTCCTTAACTTAGGGATTGATTTTCACGGATGGTGTATAAAAGAAGACTATGAAGCTGCAGAAGCTTTGTTCAAAGGTTTTAACGACTAAATAGTCTTTAACCATGGGTCATGGATGAACGAACACGGTTTTATAAAAGCTGTACATCGTTATCTTCCATCTGAAATATACAGATGGAAGATCCATGATACTTTCACCGGTGGGGTTCCAGATGCTTATTACTGTGGCCCTGCCGGACCTCTTTTTGCAGAATACAAATATATAACTCTGCCAAAAAAAGCTAATACAATCATAAAGTTAAACATAAGTCCCCTACAATTAGAATTCCTGAGTAAAATGGTCAAGTATAGACAAAACGCTATTGTTATAGTTGGTTTTATTTTAAATAACAAAACATCAGGAATTATTCTTAAAGATAAAGAATGGGAACAAAAACTAGATAAAAATTATTATCTAGCTAATGCAAAACCAACTAAAGAAATAACCAAAGGAATTGAACAATATGTCTTCACATGATCCTGTAAATCATCCAAAACATTACAATACAGGCTCTATAGAATGCATAGAAGCTATAGAAGCAAGCATGTCCCCCCTGGAATTTAAAGGGTATCTTAAAGGAAACGTTTTAAAATACTTATGGCGCTATAACTATAAAGAAAAACCCCGAGAAGACATCCAAAAATGTTTATGGTATCTTGAAAGACTAGATAAGGTACTGGAAAAGGAGTTACCGTGCCAGAAGAAAGATACATCTGTTCAGAGTGCGGAATAAGTAAACCAGCCAAAGATTTTCCCCATCGAAAAAGAAATATATTTACTTTCTGTAAAGCCTGTAAATTACGAAAACGCAATTTAATAATAAGTAAAGAACCTAGGGAATACCTTAAAGTAATTATCGGGCAATTAAAAACACCACGTACAGCCGAAGGATTTGAATTTACTATAACTATAGACGACTTAGTAAATATATGGAATAAACAAGAAGGGCGGTGTGCAATATCAGGTTTATTTATGACTCATCATAAAGACGGAATGGGGATAAAGGAATTAAATGCAAGTATTGACAGACTAGTACCGGAAAAAGGTTATATAAAAACTAATATTCAATTAGTCTGCCATAGAATAAATACCATGAGACACACACTACCTTTACATGATTTTTATTGGTGGGTAAAAACAATCCATGCACATAACAAATTTAAAACAATTATAGAAAAAAATCCTCCTGACTTAACAGATAAAGCTTTAAAATTCTGCTATTTAGTAGCTAATGGAAGTAAAAAAAGTGATGCTTATCGTGAAGCATATGACACAAATAACATGTCAAAAGAATCTATATCTACTGAAGCTTATAGACTTTCTAAAAACCCGAAAATAATTAAACAAATAAAAGAATTAAGCTCTTCTAGTACGTAGCTTCCCACGGTTTGCTTTCCTAGAAACAACTACAACATTAGATTTAGCATTGTTTTTAGGATTCCCATCTATATGATGAATATCTTTTGTACTGCCCTTCTTAACTTTCCCTGATGCTAATGCACGACGTCTTGCGGTGTTCCTTCCTGCTCTTCTTTTCTTTTGCTTCTTTTTACTATGAAACTCCGCATACTCTTTTTTATAATTTCTAGCCATTACTCACTCCAACTAATCGCATCAATATCAGATTTAGAAGATGCAGCGTTTACCTGGACCCGTAACGTCTGCGCTTTTTTATGTGCGGTATTAACATGGTGTGCCAGTGCTTTACCAAGTTCTATTATCTGTGCAGCATTTAGCGATACCGTGTTATTGTTTGCTAATGTCCAATCCATAGTAACTGAAGAATCCTGAGTCGCTAATAACATGGCATTCTGAATACGTTGTTGCGCGACCTCATTAGAATCAAAAGTATTACTGTCGTAAGTAAAGCCTCCATATTCTTGTGTATCACGCGACTGCTTAATTTCCCGCCATTTACTTTCCTTGGATAACGCTAAACCAAACCCCCAATTCTTAGACGAAAAATCAAACACATAATCCTCTCTAGGCTGCTCTGGGTATTCTTTAATCTCTTTAGTACTGACATCAACATAATGCCTTTCAAAATCCACATCAACGTCGGTAAGAATATAATCCTTCCCTGATGCTTCTGCATCTATCTTTACACTTACTTCATCACCCGATCTAACCGTAGTGATCCGTCCATCTGCCTCATATATTGCTGCTGTTGTCATCGCTTCGCCGCTATTGCTGAAAGAAAATATTTTGAAAGAGTTCGACAACCACTACTCACGCTAGATTGCGCCCAGAGTTGTACAGTAATAGAAGTACCAGCACTACCACTAGCAATATCCTGATACCCAGATACAACAGCAGAACCACCAAAACTACTGGCAAATGACTGACCGATATTTACACCATTATAACCGCCACCGCTATAGACTCTTCGAACTTCTACGTTTACTGTCTGTGCTGTTGTCGTGTCTCCTAAAACTGCAACGCCACCAATCATTATGACACCTGTTGGTGCCTTACCAGAGTCGTAAGTTATCGTCAACGTATTACCAACTTGTTGGTATGAATTAGTAAGTGTTAAAGATGAAGATCCACTAGCACCTTGAGATACAGTGACTGCGTTACCAGCTATTTCCAATGTACCGACAGTAGCATCCTTAATCTTTGTACCTTCGATTTCATTAGAAGTCAAAATAGTAGTACCATCTGAAGCTTTTATGGTTAATGAGCCATCTAATGTAGCGCTTGTAGCTTTCATACTAGTGCAATGTAATTCACCAGTACTGTCTACAGAAAAATTACCACTGCGTGTTGTTGGATTACTAACTACCCATGTTCGAGGATCACTTGCATAAACAGCCCAATTACTATGAGTACCACTCCCGCTAGTTTTTGTAACATTTACTGTAATAGTCGAAGTACTTATACCACTTGTAATTCTACCTTCCATAAAATTATCATAAGAACTTCCCGAACCTGATTTAACAATCCTTACTGTATGTCCTGTTTGATAACCAATAGAGTTTGCAGCAGCTGCAAGGACAAGTGTTTTACTTCCTGTACCAATTGTTAAAGAAGTACTAGAAGTTGTATCTTTCTTGTTCAATGTCCCCATATTTATTTCTTGCCCAAAAATACGGGGGGAGGACATATAATTAGCAGCACGAATATAATCAGCAGCAATGTAACCAGCCGTTAGGTCTTTAATAATAGCTTTCGACATAAATGCTTGTTGGATATAAACACCTTCGGGAACGTTAATACCCGTATCAGGATCTGTATATGCAGTAGTGTAAGCAAAGGGAACATTGGTACCTGCCGGGCTTGCGTTTAATGCTTGGCCATGATTAGCCCCATTTACAATTGCAAATTTATCAGCAGCAACAATAAAAGCGGAAGTTGGTGTACCATTATTAACTTCAGTAGCTAACCCAAAACCTGCAACATGTTGCCCTCCTCCAGAAGTAGCCGTTGCTATTTTTACCGTATATTGCTGATCGTACATCGCAATTGTAGTATTACTACCCTGCCCAGGCATCGTACTCAGTAAACTATTAGCAAGCTCACTGCTCTCTATACTCCCTGCCAAAATTTCATGTAGTTTGTTTACATCCGTAAGCGTAGAATATGGCCCTGTTCCTGTGCCGTTATTACTCCACGGGCCTTTGATTGAATCACCGTTTATATCAGTGCCTTGAGATACATGTCTGATCCAGTAATAATATGGACCTGCTCCTGACCCTACAGCATCAGTATAAAAATTACTGTTGGAGTTCCCCAAGAAAGTTGCAGTAGATTCAACATCAGTAACACTACCAGAGCCATGTCGCCAAACTTCTGTAAGTGAATGTCCTTGGTAAGAATTTCCAGGCCAGTTCCAGTTAAGAGTAATAAACGATAAACCAACCGTTACATTAAGCCCAACAGGAGCAGAAGGGGTTTCAGTAAAACTGTCGTCAGAATCAGCAACAAAGTCAACATCACTGCTATTTGGATCAAATTTTTTGTTACTTAATTCTTTAGCTAATCCGCTATCGTATAGTTCTCTAAGAGTAACTGCACGATCTCGCACATCTCCTTTACGACCTAACCGAATCTCTAAGGCTTCACCACACGCTACTAGGTAATCACGTAGTGACCTATCAATATTAGCGGGGGGTTTAGGAAGACCAGGAACTTTAGTAGGTGTAGTCGTCCGAATGTTTCGACGACCATCTGTCATGTGGCTTTAATCTCGTTAATATTCTGTGAAAGACACACTTCTTCAAGTGTTACTACACCGCTTACCTCTACTTCCCACTCTTTAGCAAGCGTAGACGGAAGACGCATAACAGGCTCTCGTAGTGTTGCGTTACTTATACTCCCTGGAGTAGATGTTATCTGAGTATAAACATTACTAGCATAACTTATTGTATAGTCAGCTAATAACGTACCGTCTGCCCATACTCTTACTTTATTCAGTGTGCCACTATTTGGGAAACTAGCCGCACTCATATGTACCCACGCCATGCTTATAGGTTTGGGTACTACATATTTTTTAGATTTCCATAATGCAGTCCGGTTAGTTGCACCACCACGATATTTTTGTATTTCATTAGCACTAGAACCAGAAATAATATATAACTCGCCATCTTGACTGTTATACCAACCACCTTTTACTGGATTATCTATTGTAATTGTTGACAATGCAGACTCCCCAGAATTTCTAGGATCAAATACCCAACCACCTTCATTGTCTCCGTCTATCCAAAAAGCTACATAAGTCCCTTCGTGTTTAAAAGCTTTAATGGCAGTCGGATAATAATCACTGTTCCATTGTGCTGGAGATATTACTCTATTAGTAACAACTTCTCCTTGAGAACCTGATATTGCACATAATCCATCCTGACCTGCATACAAAAGATAATCTCCCATATCTACTACGCTATATTTATTAACGCAAGCTTGTGCAAGATCGATCTGTATAGCAGTCATAACAGAAGGTTCAACACCTGTAACAAAATAAGGTTTACCGTTTGTTAAACATACAACCCCATTACTTGTGCTACCAATTGCTACAATATCTTCTTCTATAGTAATTCTATAAGCTACGGGCCATGCGTGTGGCATATAAGCTTCACTAAAACATAACCGTTTACCAGTAAACCCTGCAAAAACTCCGTTAGCTACAGGAATAAGACCTTGTAACGGTCCATCTGGATATGTACTTGAATCATCATTAGGAGGTTCTATCCATGTCTCGGATGGAAGTACTTCGCCCAACGCTGCGGCAGAAACCTGATCCGTTACTGAAGAGGTTGTTGCGTAGGCTATCTCTTTTACAAATTGAAACTGGGTATTAGTAGAACCTGTATTAGAGCGATATATACGCTTTAATGCACCCGAACCAAAATTCTGTCCAGAACCACCATAGTTTGGAATGTTCGTAAAAGTAGCAGTTTGTGTTGATGGTGTAAAAGTAGCCGCAGTAGTAGCAGGACTTGGAGGACCTTCTTCGCCATACGCACTTACAAATGTATATACCCATGATGCATCTTCTGGCGATACATCATTATCTTGTGTACCACTAATTGTCACACTTGGGGCTGCAGCTGGTGCAGGAATACCAAGCCGATAAGATGAAGTAGGCCACGGCCCCCCATTGCTGTTTTTAATTACTGAAGCTACACTCATCTTCGGATAAGTCTCGCCTGTCCAATATAAACGCCCTAATGAATCACCTGGAATTGGGCCTTCTACTACTTTTATATAATCATTATTCCATTGTAACCAATAGTTATTACCGTCTGTATGCGTATAAAGATATATAGAATGTTTTGATCCATCAGCTAATCCGGTTGATGTACCAAAATTAGATGTAAGTGTCAGATCAACCTTAATAGGAACAATTGATCCTGATTCAAAGTCTATGTTTTGGGCAGACTGACCGAACTGATCAGCTAAAAGTCTTGGCGCAACAGCAGGAGAAAGGCCGCTAAATTTATCTCTTCTAAAATACGTCATATTAGTTACTCAATAATAAAGTGACAATTAGTCCGGCCATACCACAAATAATTGTCATACCAAGAACAAATACATTTTTTCCAATAGTTGTTAGCTGTTCGTCTATTTTATCAAGACGATTAAATATTGTCTTAGAACGTTCTTCACACATAGCTTCGTGTGCAGTGATTCGATTTATTGCATCCCAGTAACGGCTGTCAGTTGGTTCCATATCCATATTTAATCTCTAAAAACGGTATTTTGTGACACTATTACCGGTTTACAATAAGCTGTAATTTTAGCTTCATTATCTTCCAATCTATCTGCAAAATATCTACACCTATTTATATCACGGAAATGCATGTTTTGGGTATTAACTTCCTCACCCTCTATAATAACCATCAAAATAAAGGCCATTACCCTCACTTTGCAAAAGTCGTAAGTAGGTTATAAAAACCGTAAACTATCCCTCCGCATATCATTAATCCTATAATAATAACAAACCCATCAAGGATTTGCCGCTGTCTCCTACGCTGTGCGTATACTGCTTTTTCTCGATTTGCCTTAATTGTTTTTCGCATCTGTATCATTTCTCTAAACGTATCGATACCGTAACGAATTACAATTAAGTCTCTAATTTCTTTTTCTTGTTCCTCTAGCTTCTTTTTCACAATTATTGCGTTAAGAGCTTCTTGTTCTACTGATCCTTTGTCTAAGAGTTTTCTAAATAAAGGTGGCTTTTGACTTTCTTTTTCTGCTTCTTTAATGTCGGCTGCGTATCCATACCATCTTCCAAGATGTTGGGCAACATCCTCGATTTCTCGACCTTTAGCAATGAGCGTTTGAACGCCTTTAAACGCTGTCGATGCCATTGATAAGGCAGTAAGCGGGTCCACCTAAGATTTAACTCCCATACCATGAATATCTAATTTGGGCAAACTGGTAAAGTTGAAGTGCTGCTGCCTACGCTTATTACCCCACTACCTTGATTTCCAACGCAATTAACACCAGCCACCCATGTGGTTACACCAGCATTGAGCCTACTAAGAATGTCGTCTAACTCTGTTGAATAATCAGGTATAGTTATTCCACCGAGAGCGTCCATAATTTCTTTGAAGTTATTGCTGTAATCAGGCCAATTAAGATTATTTAAAGCGTCCAGTACAGCTGCATTATCACCGCCACCAGAACCGCCGTTAATACTAGCCAGACCTAATCCTAACCCAAGTTCTACGCTTTGCGCTCCAGCTTCATTTACAGCGTCAAACCCACCAAGGCCAAGATCCAACATGTTATCGTTGTTATTACCAAGTAGCTCATATAAAGCAGTTGTTTTGTTTCCTTCTTGGTTGATTCTAGCTAAATTAGACTGCATCGCATATCTAGCTGTAGATTTTTGAGCATCACTAGAGATCCACATGGCTCCCAAGGAACCGACAACTGGGAGAACTGCTTTCGACCATTCAAGTGCAGCCGATTGTTGAGGGATTATTTGCGTGTTAGGTGTCTGCATGAGAGCCAAGGCCATCACTGCTGATCCTGCCGCAGACGAATCTGAACTAGCCGCTATCTTTGACAATGCATCTGCTTTGGCTTGTTGCGCCTGTGCTTGTGCTATTGCTACCTTTTCAACAGCTTGGTAATACTCCATACCTGCTGTCTGACACCCTGTTATAAATACAATTAATAGTAATCCTAAAAATTTCATTGGTTAATCCTCTTTAGGCCAATCTTGTCCTGCCATGACTGTTGCCAATGCGTCTACATCTGATGCATTAGCTATTGCTGTTTCTAGTCTTGCACACTCTGTTATAACTGCTGCACGATAGGTAGCTGTTGCAGATGGTATTGCTACATCACGTTCTGCTTTGCGTATTACCATCCAATCTGTTTTGGCTAATAGCTTGTTTGCTGTGTCTTTGACTTGAGCAGTCATTACAGTTTTTAAACCTTGGTTAACAAGCTTTTCACTTGAATCCACCATTTTCTTTTTGTCTTCGTCCCAAACTTGGACATATAGCTGATTACCGTCAGCATCTTTAGCGTCTTCATCGTTTAGACGTTTAGCAGTATTTGTATATTTCTGTGTGGGAACTCCATCTACTAATTCAACATTACCTTGAGTAACAAAATAATACTTCTGGTCTTTACGTTCACCCTGCACAATATCCATAACGCTTTCAGCAGTTTTAAAATCTTCATTAGCTATGCCGCCAGCAAACGAGGTTGTTGGAAATAGCTGTTTAAGCCTTCCTGTTTTTTCTATTTTGTTGTCTTTAACTATTGCGTACATGTGTTACCTCGCATTTGCGTATTTAAAACTTTGACCAAAGGCCATATAGAAATAAGTGTTAGCTGAATTTATGCCGCCATTTGTTGCTCTGATTTTAAAACCGTTTGATAAAAAATCCACACCACCACTACTACCTATACTGCTTTCAGCAGAAGAAGCATTAGGATACATAACTTCAGTAGTTAAGTTAGTAGTATCTCTTGTAGAGTCTAGCATCCACCACCACTCACCAGACCCATCAATGTACTTAAAAACTATCCAAGACGGGGTAAAGCCTGTATGTATAAACGGCCCATTTGTTGAATTGTTCGATTCATACAAGCCAAACTTACTAAAGCCTTCAACTTCATGCCATGCATAACAAATAAAATTTTCTCCATCCTTGTTTAGTTGATCGGCATTTCCTAAATAAATATAGGTAGAATCTGGATCGGTTGTCCCTACATAATAACTACCATAAAGTCCATTATCGGCATTTAGGAATAATGCATAATCATTAAAAGTAGTAGCTTCACTTGTAACAATCCATGAATCGGTGTCATCTAAATTTTTAATAATCACTAAATCTGGAGCTTTACTTAATCCATGATTTAATTTTGTATGTTCACCGTTTGAAATTTCATCATTCGAGCCTGTGTATTTTATAATGCTAAAGCCAGCATCCGTGTTCACTGAACGTGAACTTGCATTTATTCTACTTGTTCCTGAACCTGATTCTGTAACGTCTGTTGTAGAACTGCCGCCAGCTTTCCAACTCCAAGCTACATAAGTTGTAGTGTTGACATTAAATCGATTGGCACTGTCTGCCCCAATGGTAAACCCATCAGAATTAAAAGAGGTAATTCCAGCTGAATCTGTAACTTCTGCATCGCTATTATTTGTATCAACATGTTTTGTTGAACCCCTAACCACATCTTGAACACGATGGTCATCAGTGGTACTTCTGGTTTTTGTCCAAAGCATATCAGGCTGATGATCCAGACCTG